AACGCTCAAGTTACCGGTGTTTGTTTCGCCCGGTGTTGAGATACCTGTTGTTCCGTCAAGAGTGATTGCCATTTGTTACTCCAGTGACTGAATTTGTGTTTGAAGTTCTTGCAGTTTGGCAAGCAGTTCTTCTTTTGTTGGGGCGGGTGGTACTACTGGAGTAATGACTTCTGGTTCTGGTGCGGTAAACACCCCATTTGCATAAGTCCAACCAATGCCACCCTCAGTAGCTTCAATAAGATTTGGCATGAAATCAAGTGACTCAACCTCAATAGTGTTAACCACTACGCCATTTTCAATGTGATGCGCTTTCATTAAACAATCCCCCAAATGCGAAGTTCGCCACGGCCGCCAGCGCCTGAACTACCAGTATAAGTTCCGCCACCACCACCGCCAGGTGCGCTTCCAGCACCAGCCGTACCAGATCCACTACCAGCCCCACCATTTCCGCCAAATACGCTAGTTCCACCAGCCGAATTTGATGCGGCAGCGGAACCGCCACCACCACCCCAAACGGATTGACCGCCTATATATGTACTTCCGCCAGCACCGCCCCATGCGGCATCGTAATTGGCCGCAGCACCACCAAAACCTGTATTACTACGAATAGAGTTATTGGTGTATGGTGTGCCGGGTGCTGATGAAGTACCAGCAGATAATGCGCCACCGCCGCATCCGGGGTTCCCTGCGGCAACAGCGCCGCCTCCGCCGTAAGAAGTAACTATTGAACCTATGCTTGAGTTTCCACCGTTGCCTCCATCAGTTGCAGTAGCAACTCCGCCAGCACCAATTGTTACTGTTTGAGTGGTGCTAAATAAACTTGAAGCAAGCGTAAAAGGCAAGCAATTTCCACCGCCACCACCAGTGCCTTGAGTGCTAGAAGTGTCTTTCGATCCAGCTCCGCCACCGCCCCATAGCAAACCAGAAAATTGTTGATACCCCGGGGGTTTTGTGAATGTTCCAGTAGATGTAAAAGTTGCGTAAAACGCATTGAGCACAATAGAGTTAAAACCCGTCCCATCACATTGGACAAGACGCGCTTCTCCCGGATACATGACGTAACTTGTTAAACCATCAATGGTTTCGCTTCCATTTGGATCAAGCGTGATGTTGCCCGTTCCTGAATTTTGGATGTAGCAAAACCACCCGGAGCCAAGAGTAGCCGCCGCAGTAAATGTTTGAGTAAAAGTGCCACTTGTGATTGCAATTAAAGTGCTTGCATCAGCAGTACCAAGAATTGTATTTGACGTTCTTACGGAACGAACAATTGTTGGCGTAGTAACCAAAGTAGTCCATGTTGGCGCACCAGCGCCAGCAGAAGTTAAAACTTGGCCAGAAGTGCCATTGGTAATGAAACCAGTTGTACCAACTGTTGTTTGATAAGGGACGTTACCTGCAACGCCACTTGCCAAATTTGTTGCAGACGTTGCGTTTCCGCCAGCGGTTGTGACCAGCGTGCCGCTTGTGCTTGGCAATGTCAGGACTGTTGAACCTGCGACCGCAGGGGCTTGTAACGTAACCGTACCCGATGTATCGCCGCCGATAACTAATGAACTCATAAGACCACCCACCTTTGTCCACTTGGAACCGTAACGGCTACACCAGACGCAATTGTAATTGGGCCAACGCTTAGACCGTTCTTACTTGTTGTCAATGTGTAGTTCGTAGAAATGTTTGTGCTGTTTTCCCAGATCACACCGCCCGCAGATGCACCAGAAAAAGCCCAACTTGCATTTGTGCCGTCGGTTGTTAAAAATTTGCCGCTGTTACCTGTTTGGCTTGGAAGGGCGTTAATCGTAGTCCACGAAGGAGCGCCGCCCGTTGTGGCCGTCAGTACTTGGCCAGTTGTGCCGTTTGTCAGATACGCGGTTGAGCCAGCAGAAGATTGATATACAACCGTGTATGCGCCGCCACCAATCAAGTTTGTTGCTGATGTAGCAGCAGGGGCTGATACCCAACCTAAAGCTGTGCCACTCCAACCCAATACAGTACCGGCAGTTACCGGTGCTGCTACAAAAGTAGTTGCCCCCGATCCTGATTGATAAGGTACTTGATTAGCCGTTCCGCCAGCTAAGTTAGTTGAAGTCGTGGCGTTAGTAGCATTTGTAACAGCCGTAGCACCAATCGCAGTTGAAATCTGTGCGCCTGTTGCGGCAGTCATTGCCGATGTGCCGTTGCCGTATACAACACCAGATAAGGTAGTAACCCCTGTACCGCCGTTAGCAACAGGAAGTGTGCCGGTCAAACCAGAAATTAAAGAAGAAGCAACCTTAACAAAATCGGAGCCGTTATACGCAATAACAGCTTTTTCACCATTGGCAATAGACACGCCCGAAGACACACCAGTCTTAACTGTTACCGCATAGCCTCCAGTAGTAGCGTTGTTAACTACATAAATTTTGCTAGTAGCGGGAACAGTTATGTTTCTTGCTGCTGTACGCGATCCGTTAAATAACAACTGCATGTACTGTGCTGTTGTTGCACTGATATTGCTACCCGCACTTGCTCCTTGTGTTTGCGTCAGTGTTACGTCTGCGTCAGTAGATAGTGTGTTAGTACCCGCAATAGCAATGTCAAGGTAATCAGTTATACCTTTATTAACGTCATCACCCCACGTACCAGATTCAGTACCTGTTACCGGTTCAGCAAGGCCAAGTAAGGCTGTATAGTTAATCGTCATTACGAAATCCTTATGATCGCTGAGGTACTAGTGATCGCTGGGAATTGTACGGTGAATGTGCTAGAACTTGTCTTGTCATTCCCAAAATCTAATACGCAAATTGTTGGATTAGTCGTGCCATTAGCCAGATAAATCAACGCGCCCCTTGCAGTAATTGACCCTGTCCATACAGCATTGTTAAAAGACAGATACGTTGTAGCTATACCTGTTTGATTCCCTATCGTGGGAATTTGAGAAATAACCAATGTTTGCCCACCTGCGGAATAGTTCCCGCCAGACGTTTCACCTATGCTTGTATAGGCAGTGGTGCTTGCATCCAATGTGGCATTGTTGGTGTACAGGGCAATCTTAAATACTTGAGTTGTACCAGTATTAAAATTAAATACCCCGTCAAGCAAGCCAGTCTTGAACGTGTTTGTGGTGTAGTTGCCTGTAAAAGCCATCAATTCACCTGCTGTCTAAATTGACCAGAACGATAAGCGTCTTGACGCTCCATACCATCGCCCAGACGTTTAGCAAGTGCAAGTGCTTCGTTGTATTTCTGGTTGTACAGACCCATCATGTCAACTTCACCTTTCATGTAGGTGTAAGCCTCAACCAATGAGCCGTACAAAAGAACCGTATCAAAGTTGTCCCCTAGCCACGAACGACCTGTTGCGGTCGTTGTAATAGACTCAGGATAGAAGAAATACTGTAAATCTAAGCTATACACTGCATCTGGTGTCGGACCAAATATAAACCGTAGTTCTAAATCAGATGCGGCTGTCGGACCATATAAAGCATAGTACTGAGGCGTGCCAGTATCTGCAATTTTAGGGTAGGCTTGGCGTATAAAACTTACGTCTTTATTGAGCAAAAACTGATACGACGAAGTAGCATCAATAACCGCCATTGAATACACAGAAAGAAAATCTGTGGGGCAGTCTACGAACTGCACGCCTGAAGCAGTACTCAATGTAACGGTTTTACGTAATGACGGAAACTGCACCGAGTTGTAAATGCGTTGCTCAGCCTGCTCCACGAAGACCGGAATCTCCGCAATAAAGCTCGTATCGGTGTTCTCCGTATACGCTTGGATGGCAGCTTTTAACTCGGTATAGGTCATGTTTTAGGCCATTGGTCCGCGAGACATTACGCCTTTAGTAGCCGCGCCTGTGCCGCGCATTTTGATGCCGTCGGTTTTGATGGGTTCATTACCAGCGGATTTGCTAAACTGCCCAAGGCTAACATCAGCGTTTTCTAGTTTGCTTTTGTTAGGTGGATATCCGGGATTTGTGCCAAACTCCACAGGAGCTTGAGTCATTTCTTTACCAGACATATCGTGTGGTTTGGCGTAAACGCTGGCGCTACCAACTTCTTTACCGCCCATTTTTTTGCTGAAAGTAGCCATTATTTGCCCCTTTGGTTTGCGACACGAGCCATGTTGCGTCCCATAGACTTAAGCATATCGTTTGATACGCCACCTTTTTTGAGCTTCAAAGATGTGCCTTTGCCGCCCTTGTGTTCTTGCATATCATGCTGTTTGAAAGCCTTCTTAATGAGGGCTTTGTCTTGCGCCATGTCAGCTTTACCAGATTCCATTTTTGCCATTTTCAACTCCTAAGTTGTTGCTACTGTAACCGTACCAAGTTGTACAACCAAATTTAAATTATTTGGCGTCAACGCTGCATCAAAACTGCTTGCACCTCCAACTGGAGCCCAACCCCATTGAAAGATTCGGCTACCACCTTGCGGTGTTCCAGTACCACTTATTCCAGTGCCACCATTTACATTTGTCTGTACTCCACTCGTTCCAGAAATTATGTAACTTCTGTCAGGACGTGGATTACGCAAAGCCTGTGGATCATCCACCGGATACATGCCCAACTGCAACTGCGGATGGTCTGGGTCCCAGCACTCTGGGCACACCAACAAGTTGTAGTTCTTAGTCTTGATAATCTCAGTCTTCAGAACCTTCAACTTAAAC